TTGGCAAGTGTCACTTCTGTGTTAAGGCACATTACGAAACACTCAAGACAGAAGGCTACACAGTGGAACAACTTCGTGACATTGGTCGTATCGCGTCAGTTATGAATTCGGTTGCTAAAGTCCTAAACAGTTGACCTAGAAAACAAAATCTGTTATACTGAGTTTCGTCCTACTTAAATAACTGTATGAGCAACGATCTAGCCAAATTTATAAACTCAAAACGACGCCACAAAACAGATGTGGCAATAGCAAGGCAAGTAAAAATTGCCAAAAGCCATGCAACATACAACCAGCGTAATATCAAACAAACCCATAGACTGGCCAAACACCATGCCATGGATTGTGGGAATCCACAATGTTACCTGTGTGGGAATCCACGCAAGACGCACAAAGACAAGCTGACCCAACAAGAAAAGCGATTGTTCCAAAACGTGGAAGTAATTCGCGACACACATTCAAACGGATTAACAACAAAGGACCAAGATGAATAACGTACAAACTAGACAAGATGAACTTGCATATGAAGCAACACTAGGGCTTTCTAATGAGGCCGCAGTGGCCGCAGTGGAGAATCGATATGACCTAGTACTAATTGGTGCTCGTCGTGCTAGAGAATTGGGTCGCGGCGACAAACCAAAGATTGATGGGCCTAAGCACAGTGCAGTGGTCACAGCTCTTAAAGAGATTGAACTTGGGCTTGTTGGTCGAGATTATCTGTACAAGCAGTTGGACATTGAACCAAGACGTCGTTACAAGGATCATGGCAGCTTCTGATCAGCCAAATTCAGCCAAGGGTCGAGACAGTTTTGATGTTACTACTGGCAACACCCTGGTACATTTTTTCAATCGTAATGTAACGCCTTACGCTACCAGCACCTTAGGGCCTCAATTTGATCTAGTTCCTGTTGAAAAACAAAAGGACTTGATGATCAATCATGCCAGGATGTATGCTCAGCAAGAATATGATCGCATCATGGAACTGGTCACGGTACTGGAAAAACAAGCACAGGACATTCGTCGCAGACTTGATGTAACTGATGCAGTGTATGCCGCAGAGTATCATTTTCAAATTGTCATGGGCAATTGCTATTGGTTGGTATGGCACAAAAGACACGCAAAAAATCTGCTGGTACTCAATGGGCCAGACGATTGGAACACTGGCGTGCCAGATGACTACCAGTACATAATGCAGGTCAAATACATGGGTGATCACACCTGGCAAGAAGTAATAACTTAGTACTACTTGACCAAAATCTCCTTTTGTGCTATAATTGAGTATTAGAAGGAGACGAGCATGCCTTGGATTGAAAACATAGCCGCAATTGATGTGACCAAAAGTCATCACCATGCCGCTGGTGAAAACTCCATGCTGATCAGCATCACAGACCCTGCTGGTTGGCGTCCCGAGGCCATGCACAAGTTCAAAGAGCGCCATGACTTTGAGTTCCTTGATGCAGACGATGGCTTTCCCGAAGAGTGTTTGATCAGCGATGCCCAGGCACAAGAAATTGTGCGTTTGTTGCAACATGCAATGGAGAACCGCATGAATGTGGTTGTGCATTGTACCGCAGGCCTGTGCCGTTCAGGTGCTGTGGCCGAAGTTGGTGTTATGATGGGCTTTGGTGATGCAGAGCGCACTCGTATTCCTAACATTCGGGTGAAGCACCGCATGATGAAGGCACTGGGTTGGACCTATGATGCCAACGAAAAGTCAGACGACGAAGCCTGGCGTAGAATGAACTTAGACTATTAAGAAAGGAGCACATGATGCCTAGTGTATTTTTAGTTAGCGACACGCACTTTGGACACGCCGGTGTCTGTCACTTCACACACCCCGATGACGACACAGTAAAGTTGCGTCCTTGGGATAATCCTGATGAGATGGACGAGGAAATGATCCGTCGCTGGAACGACCGTGTACGTCCCAACGACAAAGTGTATCACTTGGGTGATGTTGTTATCAACCGCAAGGCCTTGAAAACATTGGCCAGGTTGAATGGTGACAAGGTGTTGATCCGTGGCAACCATGACATCTTTCGCGATGATGAATACCGCGAGTACTTTCGTGAGTTGCGAGCATACCATGTGATGAACGGAATGATCTTGAGTCATATCCCTGTGCATGAGGCTTCATTGGGACGCTTTGGCGTTAACATTCATGGACACTTGCATGCCAGTCGTGTGAAGAAAGCTCGTGGTGTTGATGCCAAAACTGGAACTGTATTGTACAGCACTGAGATTGATCCGCGATATCATTGTGTATGCGTGGAGCAAACTGACTTTACTCCCATCTTGTTTGAAGACGTGATCAAACGCATTGAAGCAGAAGGCGGTACTGTTGGGTTTAAAAACGGCAACGGACCCACTATGTAAAAAGTAATACTCAAGTACTACAAAAGCCCTGCAAGTTTGCGGGGCTTTTTTTTGGTTGACCAATAATTCAAGATCGGGTATAATCATAATATGAAGTTAGAAATCAACGAAATACTACAGTGGACCGGAGCAGTGTTTATCATTGCAGGTCACAGTCTCAACGCGGTTGGGCCCGAGGCTTATCCCTACAATATCCTTGCATTTTTTGTGGGTACAATCTTGTTCATGGCCTGGACAATCCGTGTTGCAAATAAACCACAGTTGATGGTGAATGTTGTGGCCTTGGCAATTGGGGCATCGGGACTGGTAAAAGCATTTGGTTGACCAATAATTCCCATTTTGCTATAATATACACATACAGACACAAAAGGAGCCCACAATGACAGAATTCGAAAACAAGTGTTACGGTATCACAGAACAAGAGATCCGTGAACAATATATGCAGGGCATCACCGCCAAATGTTCAGGCCTTGAAATGGTTGTGATGGGCATCATGAGTGACTGCCAAGAAATGATGGCCATGGGTACTGGTCCTCGCTCAGTTGAGTATGTTCGTAAACAAATGAACATTGCTAAATTTATCCTGTCAGAAATGATGGATGCTCGAGTACCAGCGTAATTTAAGGAGAAACACATGAGCCGAATGAGCGAACTTGATCTGGACATTCAGTACTTGCTAGAGAAGGGCCGGACTGCAATGGACATTGCCCGAGAGCTGGAGATTCCAGTGAGTTGGGTTTACGAAAAACGAGAGACCGTTGAAGAACCAACAGAAGTTCTTAGCCCTTTTGCAACAATAAACAGTTGACCACAAAATCAACATCTGCTACAATATAGACTTATTAACTTGAAAGGCACAGCCCATGTCAGAATCCCGCACCGTTACCGCGCTTCAAGCAAAAAAATCTTTGCTCAAAGCATTTAAAGTAAAACGTCCTTTGTTCTTGTGGGGTCCTCCCGGCATTGGCAAGAGTGAACTAGTTGAAGGCATTGCAAACGACTTGAACGGTCTAATGATCGACTTGCGTTTGGGTCAAATGGAGCCCACAGACATTCGTGGTATCCCGTTCTATAACAAGGACATTGGCAAGATGGATTGGGCTCCACCTGTGGAACTGCCTGATGAAGAAACTGCCGCCCAGTATCCTATTGTGGTGCTGTTCTTGGACGAACTTAATAGTGCCGCACCCTCTGTCCAGAGTGCCGCTTATCAACTAATTCTGAATCGACGCATTGGCAAGTACAAGTTACCCGACAATGTTGTGATGGTTGCCGCAGGTAATCGTGAAAGCGACAAAGGCGTTACTTATCGCATGCCGACTCCCTTGGCAAATCGTTTCATCCACCAAGAGATGAAAGTGGACTTTGCTTCGTGGCAAGAGTGGGCTGTGAACAACCGGATCCACAAAGACGTGGTTGGCTACTTGAGTTTTGCCAAGCAGGACCTGTACGACTTTGATGCCAAGTCGGCCAGCCGTGCATTTGCTACACCACGCTCATGGACCTTTGTGAGCCAGTTGTTGGATGAAGGCGATGACGATGACACCACAATGAACTTGATTGCAGGTACTGTGGGTGAAGGTCTTGCTGTGAAGTTTATGGCCCATAAAAAGGTTGCAGGACGCATGCCCAACCCAGCAGACATCTTGTCAGGCAAGGTCAAGGACTTGCAGGTCAAAGAAGTTAGTGCTATGTATTCCTTGGTGATCTCCATGTGCTACGAACTCAAAGCCGCTGTAGAGTCCAAAGTGGAAGACAAGAAGTTCCATGAGATGGCCGATAACTTCCTGGGCTACATGATGAAGAACTTCGAAACTGAGTTGACTGTGATGGGTGCTCGTATTGCATTGACCACATACGACTTGCCCTTCCTCCCAACCAAGTTGAAGAACTTTGACGAGTTCCACCAACGCTTTGGCAAGTACATCTTGCAGGCGTCGGCCTAAGTTTAAGGGGTCGTGTGGATTAAATACACGGGCTGTGGACACATGGCCCCTTTTCTTTCTCTACTATGAAATACAAAGTTCTAAAATTAGATGCAAGGTACAGTCATCACACTGCCTACCAGTACATGATTGAGTTCTCAAAAGGGCACTGGATTGGCACTGGCGTGTTGAGTTTTGATCGTGCCCGACGTTGGTTTACCACAACCTATGGATGGGGGCAAGACGTTGAAGTCAGAAGTGAACTGCTCCGATCAAAGCAACACCATGAGGAAGAATTTGAGCCAGATGACATCAACTCCACCTGGGCCTTCAGTGCCAAATACAATGACTACCGCATCTATGTTGCAACAGACAAAGAACTCAGTTGGTTTTTGCTATGTCATCCCGTATCATAGTACCCAAGTACTACTTGACCAATAAATCGTGATCTGCTATAATATACACATAAGCAACAAAGGACTAGCCCGTGACTACCAGTACAGTAAACAAAAAAGAGTCTGATAAGTTCAAAGATCTTATTGGGCCCATGGACACCAAACTTGACAAAGTTGTGCGTGAAATGTTGATCACTGCCCGTGTGGGCCTGTTGCTCAAGGCGTCA